AATAAGATTTCCTGTTTGCCCAAATCCTACTGTAGAATCTACAGAAATTACAGAAGATCCAATAGCAACAGTTTGTAGACATTTAGATGCAGGTGTAATTGTAAAATCACCCTGTATTGTAGAAGCAGAATCATCATAACCAAGAAAAAGAGAAATTCTAAAATACTGCTTATTTTCAGTTAAAGCTACTCCAACCCTACTAAATGTTTCAACTTCAGAAATTGCTGCATTAGTATCAGAATCTGATTCTTTAAATAAAGTTTGACCAACTAATTTTAAAGGATCACCTGAAATTACATCTGCTATTACGATTTCTCTTCTAATAAAATTCGCTGATGAAGGTTTAAGTAAATAATCTTCTAAATTGATAATTTTAGGGGTTTCGCCATAAAGAACATTAAATAAGATCCTATAAGATTCTTCAGTTCCTTTAGATTCATATAATGACCTTGCTTCTTTTATAAAATTACCCGCATTTACACCATCCGCAAAATCAACATTTTCTAATCCGGGTGTTAAGGTGGATTTCTGTTTTTTATAAAATTCTTTAAGGAATAAAGAACTCAAATTCGTTACATGTGAACCATTTGAATGTTCTTCTGCTGTAGTATCACTAAAAACCAAGTCTCCTTGATTTAATACCTGATGATAACTGGTAATACCACAAAATCCCCTAATACACCCCGTAAATGTGTTAGTAGTTAATCCTGTATATGTAATAACTTCATCATCAATTTTTAATAATCCATATTCATTCGGAAATCCTTTAGTACTACTGACATCTATCGTAGTAGCACTTGTAGTAGTAATATCTGTAGTAGTAGTATTATCAACCACTACATCTGGTGTTAAATTATCTAATTTTAAATATTGATCTAAATTATCTGTAATATCAACAGGCCCACCCTGATACTCTTGAGAAATATAATATTGCTTTAAAAAATCTACCGCATTAGGGTTTTCGCTTACTACATATTGCGGAAGTTGATTGTCAATTATTTGCTGAATCTTAACTTTAGATTCAAAACCAGTCTGTATCATATTACTGTCGTATTAATTGTCCGTTAGAATAACTAGAAGTGTAGAAGTCTTTAATAAAGGTGGTGCCTGTTATCTCATCACCAGAACTAATAACATCTCTCACCATATTTATTTTACTTTTTGAAAGACTTAAATTGAGATACAATTCTTTCAATCCAACCACGTCATTTGATTCAGGTATAGCTTGTATTTCTATAATATTACTTGTATTAAAAGTAGAAATGATATTTATCGTATTTAATATAACTTCACCCTTAATATAATCAACTGTTCCTGCATTTTGAGCAACAACGTTGTATACGCCCTCATTATTAATTTCTATAAGTGCAATAATACCTCCTTTTAAGTCACTATTAGGAATATCAGTTAAATATACTGTTTTATCACTTCCACTTACCTTAAATCCAGTAGATTTAATGTTACCACCTGCAGGAATTACATGGAATTGGTTACCATAACATAATTCATATTGAGCAAACTGATTAATAGCTGCTTTTAAGTCTCTTCTAATCTTAACTTTTGTTATATTAGAGGTAATTGCAGTATCTGTATTATCAATTACTTGCTGAATTTTACTATATTTGAATCTTCCACCAAATTTGTTCATATCTACCGAATTTCCATAGGCAGTAAGTGAATTAACTACCTGTGTTAGTAAAGAAGAAGGTGATGAAACCTTTGTATTGTCAAAATAGACTGCAGAATCAATTTCAACATATAACATCTTAAGATCTGTTATTTTTTGATTGATTCCTGATACTGTATATTGCTTTAATTTGGATAAAATCAAAGATTTGTTAAAATCAGAGACAAATGACCCATTTTTTGGTTTTATGCTGATATAAACATTACCAAATTCAGGTGGATCCATTTCTTCACCCCCTACAACCGCAACAGATTCAGTATCTGGGTAAATTTGCTTAACTATTGCCTCATAATCTCTGGGTGTAACTGCCCTGTATTGAGAGGAATAGATCCGAGGGGCATAATACTTAATTGAACTTACATCTTCTATGTCAGACCCATTCTGAGATGCCTGGTTGGTGATAACAATAGGTGATTCAGTTAATAAAAGAGTTTGAGATTGTGTTTGATCGGTATTTAAAGAAATAAATTTTCCAGAAAAGGAAAATGAGTTGTCAAACCCTACACCATTACCTTCTTTACCATCTGTAATGATATATTGAACAGTAATAACAGCTTCATTCTCTAATTTTTTACCAATATGACCATCTCCAAATAATAATTCGTATCTTTGGTCTTGTATTTCCTGTATTAAGAATATTTCCGAAGTTCCATCAACATTTAATATGTTATTTACTAATGAATACTCATTACCAAGTGCTCCATCGGCGTTTCCATCACTTTCACCAGGAGGATTAACATATACTTTAATTGTAGAGGTATCTATTCCTGTATTATCTAATACAAATCTTTGATCTAACGATGCATCTACCCTAAATGTCTTAGTTAAAAAGGTACCTTCTCTAATATTGAGATTTGAGAATGTAGATTGATATCTTCCATTAATAAATTGTATAGGTGATGATACATTCTCTGGAGTAGAGAACACATACGAAGTATCAGATGCATTTCCTGTGCACACTAAACCTGCCTGTAAGGTTGCTATATTGACTCCAGGGTTAGTGTTTCCGAAGTTAGCAACGAATGTTATCTCTGCTGTTGCTGCCGTCTTAGAACGTGGTACATATCCAATATTTCTTGCCAATGAAACTACATTTTCTCTCACTGTAGCAGAGTCTAAGAAAGACTCATTTACAATCATATTAGAGTTAAATGCAGTAATGTAAGTATTATAAGCTAACGTATCAATTAAAACAGAAAAATTAGACCCCTCAAAGTCAAATCCCGTAAACGTAGAGTTAGCACGGAGATAATCTTTGATAGAGGTCTTTATTTGATCAAAATCAAGGTTTTGGAATTTGGTAAAGGGCATTTTATCTTGTTGACTCTAAGAGGAATGAATATTCTTGTGCAGGAAACTCTTGTCCAACAATATCATAATATACCGTTACTTCAAATGTATTTTCGTCTGGTTGTGGATTAACCAATACTCTTACATCATTAATTCTAGGTTCAAAGTTGTCTAGTGCAACTCCAATTTGTTCCCGAATTGTTGTAGCGGTTCCAAAATCAACAAAATTAAATAGACTATCATAAACGTCAGATCCAAAGACAGGATTAAAAAACTTTTCAGTAGGGATAGTTTGAACTATATTACGTACTGATCTGCGAATAGCATCTTCATTTTTTAATACCTTCAGATCATTTGTGATAGGATGAGGAATAAAGGATAAACTAATATCTTTATATGCTCTTGATATCCTTTTAATAGTCATTGAACAAAGGTTTATATTTATTTATACCCAGTTCTTAATATTTTATTTTCCTTGGCCTCTTCTTTTCTTACGAGCCGAGTTACGAGAGGTCGCCGCATACTTTGTATGTTTGCCATTTCCTTGTCGAGTCTTCTTCGGGGGCGATTGAATAAAATCCCCTCCACTTACTCCACCAGTTGCTTTTGCCATAATTAGTCTTCTGTGTAAATTTCAGTTTTAATACTATCGGGGGTTGGAGAACCTGTCTGATAAAATTCCAGAGCGAGATCCTCCATTATATTGAAGTATTCTCCCTGCCCTAGAGCAGTGTATACTTCTTTACCGTTTATAAAGATCTTATATAACTCTGGTTTTTTCATGCCCGACTCTTACACGAGGATCGCACCAAATTTCGAAACCTGCGTCTTTTGCATCAAGACAGAAAGAGACATCTTCTCCACACATGTCTTGAACTTCGCCACTTTCGAAAACTTGCATCTTAGGAGCGAACCATGGGTAAGGTAGACCTTCATGTTCGAATACACCGTTCTTAATTAAAAGCCATCCGAAACCTGTATAATCTACTGTAAATGGTTTTTTACGCTTGGATATACTTTCGATAGTTTCGTGATTCATCACTCCACCGTTGTTACGAAAATCATCCTCATCTAACCAATGTGCTACAGAGGTAGTCTTACCATCTTCGGTGCAATACCATCCTGCTGCAATATCCTTCTGCATAAGAATTAATTGCCAGAACTTTTCAGTATTAAAAACAATATCGGAATCAATCCATAATTGCCAATCATACTTTAATTTTCCATCCCATGGAATTTGATTTGGGCCTCTGAGAACATTTGCTCCAAGACACTTGCATCTTGCAAAATTCACCATAGAACTATA